AGTTTTGATTTACAGGCACTAAACTACCTTGACCATCAACTAAAAAGTAATTTCCTGTATCTCTATTTTGTTTAGCTTCATAATAAACACCATCTATTAATAATGATCCGTTATCAAACTTACCTTGTTTTTTATCGTCATTGAACATTTTATATAAAGCCATGTTTCTTTCTGTAACAGCTGTAACAAAGTCTCTATAATTTTCATCGTTCTTCATTTTAAGAGCTATTGCTCCATCAAAGGCAGGACCCATAACATTTGCCGCTATTTCTACAGCTCCAGCTAAACCTCTTTTGTTAGTTTTACCTGATATCAAACCTAAAGCTAATTTAGTTAAAAAATAACTCTTTGGATTAACTTCTGTCTCTCTTGGGTTTTGTAAATCTACCAAGAACTTTTTACCTAAATCAATTTCTTTATCACCTGATGGTGTGCTTTGTTCATTTTCAACTCCTAAAGTTTTTGCTAAAGCAACGTTTGGCTCTTCTTTGGCGCTTTGTTCACTTTCAGGTTTCTCAGCTACGAACGCTGGATGATTAGGATCATTAGATTTGTTAGGAAGTTTAGCGTATTCATCTTGATTATTTAAAATTGTTTGAATATTATTTTCAGTAATTAGTCCATCAGTCATAGCAGAGGCTATATTTAAAGCTTTTAATTGATCATTTATATTAAATTTATTCATTATTTGACCAGTTAGCACTGCAGCTTTCTCTCTCGTATCTAAAATATTAGCCTGCTCTTTTCTAATAGCTTCATCAGTTAATGCCATTTCAGAATCAGGGTCTTGAGTTAAAGACTCATCAACTTTTATACCTTCATCTAAAACTTGTTTTGCTTTTTTAGTCTCTTGTGCTAAGGCATCTAAGTCTTGATAATTATATCTTTGCTCTATAGCTTGATTTATATTTGCTATTTTTTCTTTCTCTTCTTCTGTTAAGGGAGTGGCAGAAGTTTTAAAATCTTGTGATGCTATCGTAGTCGCTTTTGCAAGATCTGATGTTCTTAATCCTGAAAAACCTCTAGTCATTCCAGGTAAATCTCTTTCATATAAAGCTAATGCTTCATCAACATCTAAATTATTTTTTTTAGCATATTCTTTTACAAATTCTCTTTCTCTTCTACGATTTTTAAAACCTTCAAAAATTTTACCACCTGCTAATGCAGCCAACCCTATACCAGTAGCTCTTGCAAATGGCATTCTTGAGATCATGCCAAAAGGCGTAAATCTTTGTAATCTACTTACTGTACCTTTAGCTCCGGGTATAAAACTAGAACCAAATAAACCAATCTCTGCTGCACCCACTCCAGCTGCTAATCTTGGATCAATAGCTTCTAATCCACTATAAATTCCTATTCCACCAGGTCCTGTTCTTAAAGCATCCCTACCAAAATTTTTTAACGAACCTAAACCAGTAGAAATTGTATTTTTAAATCTTTGTCCTATAGGTTGAGTTCTTAAACTTATATCTGCAGGCATAGGACCGATAATATCTCCCATACGTCTAGGTCCTATAAAGTCTCCATTCGCTGCTCTGATAGGTCTTAAGGCACCTTTTCTCAAAGCTTCTTTCCTAAATAATGGTCTGTTTAAAACTTTGTTTAGGGACATTATCTCCCTCCCTGCATACCTTGGAATGCTTGGAATGCACCTATACCAGTTCCAATAGATTGAGCTAATGGACTAGTTTGTGGCTGAGTAGAAGCTGTTAACGTAGATTGTGATTTAGGTCCAGCAGCATAAAGATTAGATAAAAATTCTGCTCTTTGGAAAGGTTCAAAAGCTTGTTGTAATTGTGACTGTCTTGCTGCATCTAAAGTTTGTTGAGCTAACTGTCTTTGTAGTCCACCAGCTGCCACTAATTGATTTATATCACTTTGTGCCATCCTTTGTTGAGCACCACCAATATCAGCTAACAAACCACCTATTTGAGCTTGCTGTTGTTGTTGCTGTTGCGCAGCTCCTAACGCTTGTGTAAAACCTCTTTGCTGAGCTAAACCTACTTGACCTAATCTTGCTCTTTCTAATTCTGCCTGGGCAACTCCTTCCCTACCACCACCAAATGCACCTGATTGTATAGCTCTTGCTGCTAAAGTATTTTGAGCTTGTGCTGCTTGTCTATTGATTTCATCAATTACAAAAGATTGATATGGATTTAAAAATTGATTTATGTTTGGTGTTTGAGCCGCAAGTAATTGTCCTATACCTGTTGTAACAGTTGGTGCACCAACACCTGTAGCTCCCGCTTGTGTTATTCCTTGTTGCTCTAAAGCTGATAAAGGTGCTATTTGTAGCGCGGGGATATTTACGGGTTGCTCTGCAACACTACGAGCAAGATCCATCAATTCTATCTTACGTTCTTCAATACCAGGAGCTTCTCTAATTACTGTTTGAGTAAAACCTGTGCCACCTTGTGGTGCAGGTGATGAACCGCCACCACCACCAAAAACACTTTTGACAATTGATCCCATTATAAATCCTTCTCCATTTGAATATGTTTAGCTTTCCATCCCCATTTTTTTGAAACTTTTGACCAACCTGGTCTCACCCAAAAACTTAATTTTTTGCAGCCATTTAGTTTAGCAAATTTAGTAACAGTATTCACTAGCTTGTCCTCCCAAAGGTGTCTCTTTCTACCTGTACATATAATAGCTTCTAATTGAGAATAATTAGGTAGAGCAGCTATTCTTGTAACAAACAATGCGAATACTTGATTGAGTTCTTCTTCATCACTTCCAAAAACAAGAAACATTTGTGCCTCATCTTTTTTAAGTAAATCTTTAATATCCTTTGCAGACGCAAAGTCTCCTGAATATCTTAATGCCTCTGTAATCATAAAATCACACAGTGGCCAAAACTTATCAATGTATTTTGGCTCTACTGATAGAACAGATATGTCTGGTTTAATTGGCTTTGGCTTCTGCATTTTTACTTCCTTGTAATAAATCAAAGACTCTTTTATATCGTCTTTGTTGTTCGTAGAAGTATTGTGCACCTTTTTCTCTCATGTCTTTCATACTGTTAGGATTACCACCAGCAATGATTCCAGCGCCTAATACTCCATCCGCTCTTGTTACAAACTCTCCGTCTGCTAATTGAGCTAACATCGTATCTTCGTCTTTATCTCCTGTTCCTGACCCATCTTCAACATAACCTAATGCTCTTTCATAATTATTAGCATCATTTTCATCATGAGTTCTTTTACTTGGTAAATAATTAATACCACCTTGATTAAATTTTCTTACTTCAGCTAATCCACCTTCTTTCAATCTATTTCTTTCAATAGCATAAGGTCCCATTTGAAAATCACCTCGGTTCTTAGCATCAGCTTCAGGTATATATATTTGATCAAAAGTTTTCTCATCACCTGTAACAGGATCTATATATTTAAATCCTCCTCTTTGTTTTTGTAAATCTGCAACTGCTAAATTATAAGTAGGAGTAAAAACATCTTGTGGTTGATTTTTAAAAGCACCTGATAAGTAAGCTAAGGCTGCGACTCCTGTTGCTGCTTTACCTGGACTTACCTCTAATTCACCTAAGAACATATCTCCTGCCTTGTTCATTCTTTGTCTTGTAAATAATTTTTGTAAAAAGTTTTGTTGAGCTGGTGTGCCACGTGGTCCGCCAGCATTTGCTATTTGACCTAAAGTCTCTGTTGCTAATCCTGTATCTCCTAAAGCGGCATTACTACTTTGTCGTAACATTTTTAATTGATCTGCACCTGAGTAAATATTTGACTGTGCAGCTCCAGTGTTAAGGAAAGGAATATTACTAGTTATATTTTGTATAACAGGTTGTTGTGTAATAGGCACAAAACCACCTGGTGTGCCAATAGAAGCTTTAACACCAGGAAACATCTGACCACCTTGATATCCTAGGAAAGCTCCTGTTGCTCCTGCTAATAATCTTTGAAGTCCTGATCCACCTGCATCTTTAGATGCTTGGTAACCTTTATATCCTCCGTAGGCGGCAAGTGCGTATGGAATTAAAGCTTGAAAAGCCATATTTGTATAATTTCTCCTTAAATTAGCTAATTAGGAAATATTACCATTTTAGTCTACCTTTATCAACTCATCAGCAAAACACCCTCGATACTGATGTTCACCAACATGAGTAATCCGGTCGGTTATTAAGGCATAACATTTACCACCTATATTTCTCCATCTTTTGCAGAACGCAAAATCCTCTCCCAAGTAAGTTTTAGTAGATTCATCAAACTCAGTATCAAAAAAATTATAAAAAAAAGGTCTATTAATTAACTCTCCATTTACAACAGTTTTTTGCATTATCTCTTTTTCAGGATAAGCTTCTATCATTTTTTCAATAACTTCTCTTTTGATTAACATACAGCCAGTTGGTGAGTGAGTTACTTCAATAACTCCATCTTGGTCTATTGTAATATTTTTTTCATCCATAACCTTCATAGGATATGTATAAAGACCTTTAAATTTTAAATCTTTAGCATTTTTTATTGAGCCATTATTTAGTCTTTCCCAACATTTATCCCACATAAGTTGTTTAAGAGGATAAGGCACAGAGATCACACCTTTATCTGCAGCTACCATTTTAAAAACAGATTGTGCTTGAAATTCTATATCTGAGTCTACAAACAACATGTGCGTATGACTACTTTCCATAAAACTAGAAACACATAAATTTCTGCCTTGTGTAACTAACGAAGACTTCATAACTTGAAAAGAAGCTAGTACATCATTCTTCATACAAACTTTTTGAAACTCTAAACAAGCTTGGAAGTAATGTAATGATACATCACTATGACAAGGCGTTGCTACAAAAATAGAAAATTTTTTAGGTTTTAACTCTTGAACTTTTTTATCTTTTTCTTTTTTGTCAAACCACATTGGTTCATTTGGATTGTGCATTTAAAGCTCCTTTCAAAAATTGTGTCCAGTGTCCGGCAATATTTTTCCAGTTATAAAAGTGGTTGTAAAAATTAGATTGATATTTTAAATGATTATGGCAACCTTTAGAATTTAATTGATCCGGTAATCCATCTATAATAGCCGCAAATTGATGTGCTAAGTTATGAAAATTATTATCATAGGGCACATAAATAGGAAACTCAGAACATGTTTCATAAAGTGCTCCGTTGTTCGTTGTCACAACAAACAAACCACAGGCTAATGCTTCGAGTGCAGAAATACAAAAAGTTTCTTGCCAAATGTTTGGATATACAAAAGCATCATATGTGTGTAGGTTTTCTAAAATATATTCATTAGATTTATACCCTATGTAATTTACATTAGGTAATTGCTTTGCTTGATCATACAAAGCATGGTAATTCATGTCATTTTTTTCCTCAAACTCTGATCCATATACTTTGGTGCTACTATAAACATCAAGCTCAATATTTTTGTTTTTCAACAACTGCATAGCACCTAATAAAATAGATAGCCCTCTCCACGGTGTCGGGTGATATATTAATTTTATTTTTTCTCTCTTAGGCTCAGGATCTCTTAACTTGAATGGCTCTATACCATTTTTAATCACCGTGCATTTTTCTAATGGTAGAGAAAACTGTTTACGAAACTGTTCAAAATTCCAATGACTATTAAAGACATAGTAATCATATTGTTCTATTTGTTTTGGATCTTTAAAAAATTCTTGGAAGTGTGGTTGATCAGGTGCCATTTTCTGCCAAAGAATATTTATCTTATTAGCAGCAATAGGCACTCTTCCTGGAACTGATAAACAAATTTGAAATTGGTCTAATAGCTCAGGAGCTACATATTTTTTTAAAAATTTATATTGTAATTCTGTTCCGCCTGCTGGTTTCATAATTTAGTTTTACTAAACATAGGTAGATCAGGGACAGATACTTCTATGTCAGTAGCTAAGTCTTCTTTAGGATGATTTTCTAAAAAAGCTTTTTCCGTCTCATACCTTTCACCAGTTTTAATACTTCTATAAATTGTTTTAGTCTCACATTTAATTTTATTTTGAATAGCCATAAGTGCTTTTACAATAATTTAACGTCCCTGTCCACGACTGCGTTTCCTTCTTGGAATCCTTTTTGACCAACTTTTATTGTGTCTGCCAGGTCTCTTTTTTGGTGTTCTTTTTACGTAGTTGCTTGGACCAAATATTGATTTCTTTTTAGCCATTATCCACCGTTACTTCTACGTTAAAAGAGGCAGATATTCTTTCCTCATCACTTTGATTAGGTTCAACCTCATGTGGTATATAAGATGGAAACAAAATAAACAATCCCTTTTCTGGTTTTAATGACCATTGTGATCTAAATTTTTCATTATTTATTGAATCAAATCCATGCATCCTTGCACCAAGATTAGGATTGGTAAATATTATATTGCCACAATTTTCAGGTGCTTTTACATAATAAACTGCTGAGAAGTGACATCCTGCATGCACATGTGATCTATTAAAAGATCCTTTTGTATTTTTATTAATCCAAAAGTTATTAATAATATATTTAGTTTTATGACCAACAAATAAATCTTCTAAACACTGACGCATTAAAATTTTAGTAAATTGAAATATTTCATCACACATAATATTTTTTGTTTGTACCCCAAAAACATTAGATATTTTATTTACATAATTCTTATCTTCTGCTTCTTTTAATTTTAAAAGTAAGAGATCATTAAATTTGTCGTTGATTACATTTAAGTGTTGTATGGACTCAGTAAATATTACTGTTTTCTTAACCATTTTCTTGAGATCTATCTATTTGTGCGTAAGATATTATACCTTGTATTTCATTAGCTGTGCCTGCAGTCATTTTCAAAATATCCCCTCCTTCTAAAACTAATGTTTGTGTGATGATATTTGAAACTGTATTTGCAGCTATTGCTTTTCTTGAAATAGCAAAAGTTGCTGATGCGGACGTATCTGTCACTTGTACAGATAAGTTTACAGGATTACTACTTGCATTATCCACTTGTATCTGTTTCAAAATAAAAGTAGCACTTGTTGGGCAAGAGAGCACAGAGGTAGTGCCTGTAGTAGATAAATTTATTCCTTGATTTTTATATTGTATTGTCATTACATTAAAAAATAATTAAAAGCATTTACGTCATTCTTAATATCAGTCTCAAAAGAAAAATTCAACTGTTGCTGCAAAGTTCGTAGGGCTTGTAAAATTTGTCTTTGATCCTCTGAAGAATATTCTTCTTTTGGTTCAGGTAATACTATTGTAATTCTTGCCATTATCTTCTTCCATCCACTCTTACATCAAATCTAAAAGTCCCGTATCTCCAGCTTTCATTTAAGTTTTCGTTTTCTATTTGCACAGCTGCAAGTCTCGCTCTTGCTCGTGTATCTATCTTTGTAGTGGTTGCAGAGACTGTAAAAGGTCCTAGTGGACTAGATGCTTGTGTGCTGCCTTGTGGAAACTCATTTAAGAAAATAGTAACCTTTGCATTACCACTAATTCTTTTGAAATCTGGCATAAATCTTTTAATACTCATCAAAAACTCTCCATCACCAGGCACGCCTTGTCGACCATTCAAATCAAACTCTCCTGATTTTATGAAAGAAGTTATTGCTGTTTCAGTACCATCTCCGTTAGATTGATTAATACCTCTTTCATGTTCATAGTAAATAGTTGCTCCATTTGATACTCCACTTACGACAGGGAAAGTTGGAGTATCTCCTGAATTAAAATCTGTTGCGTAAGGTTGTTCATAAACTGTTGATCCTACCCAAGTTGTTCTATCTAAAGTCCCTGTAGTCCAAACCCTTTCTGCGAAATTATAAGTTACAACTCTGTTAATGACCTGTGAATTTGCCGTAGCATAAAACCAATTGATTTCAGAATATAATTCATTTATTCCTGCATAGACTAACTGACCTGAATTAAAATTTATACCAGGGTTGTTTCCATTTGTTGTGAAAACAAAATCCTCAACTAAACAAGGTAAAGATTTTACAGTTCCATCATAAACATAGAATCCTCCGGTACGACCCATCCAGTATACAGCACCATTAGCAAACACACCTGCGTGTTGTCCTAACATACCATTGTTTGAACCTACTTTGAGTATTGAAAAGGTAAAAGGTGGTCCAACAAATTGTATTACATACGAGGCGGTATCTGTTAATACAAAAATATAATCTTTCCCTTTGAATGCTCCGATTATTTGTGTGCCATCATCTAATCTAAAAGTTCCTGCAGTATTGGTTGATGTCGGGGCATAATCACTTTTATTCTCTTGATCAGAAAATCTTATAAACATTTTATCTTGCGAAGTAGCTGTTCCAATTGTTGTTTCTGTTCCCAAATGAAACAAATGTCTGTCTCTGTCAGAAACTATAGTCATTACGGATTTTGTCGGCATACCTGTTCCAACAACAGCTCTTGTTTGTAATTGGTTACTAGCACTAGCGTCCCAAGTAAAAGTTTTACCATTATGGACTGTGGCTATTAATATATTTCCAAAATTATCTAATGACCAGTTTGCAGGATCTATAGCCACACCAGCTGCTGTAGACGCGTCACCCCAACCTATATACTCAGTAATGTTTGTTACAGTTGAACCATCAGAGTGGTTTGCAGGAGTGGTTCCGTTTTGTCCACGGCTTAATGTTTGTAAAGTATTAGAGTTTTTACTAGCATAAGCTATATCTTCTGATCCAATTCTTATAGTGCCTGAACTTGGAAAATTACTTGCATCAGTCAAAATTACTTGAGACGTTGTTCCAGAGGCTAATGTCCCTCCGTTGTTCATCGTTGTTGTTGTTTGGGCCACTGTTCGGCCGCCCCATAAGTAAGTACCCCAACCATATCCATAGCTTTGATTTAAAGGTCCCACAGGTTCGTATGGATTAACATCTAGAGTTCCATCGTTGGTTACACCTGACTTAGACTCAGCAGATGGCATAGTTATAGTAAAAGTTGTAATACTGGGAACAGTTTGAACTTCAAATAATTTGTCATCAAAATCAGTCGCGGTGAAATCTGTGTTTGCACCTGTAAAGGAGGCTGCATTTGCAAATGTTGTTATCTCTCCAACTTCTAAATTGTGTGCTGAGCTTGTGGTAATTGTAACTGTTGCTGATCCGTTGGTCGTTGTAATGTTTGCGCCAGTCGAAAAATTGTCTGTTTCTAAAGGAGTAATATCGTAAAAGGCACCTTCATAATATATAATTAAAACTTTGTCTGTGCCTATAGCGGCATATCTTTTACCGTTTGTTGCTGACCAAACGTGTTGTGCTCTTGCTGCACCTACTAATTTATTGTCAACCAAAGCTGACCAACCACCGATTTTTTCAGGTTCACCATATCTAAATCTAACATTGTCTCCATCTACCCAACGCCCCTCTGCATCGGAGGGTGTAGATTGTTTATCAAATCCAGGTGCTATGTTAACTTTTGCTAAAGGCATATGAGATTATAACACTTTAAGATTGATAAATAAATAAAGGGTAAACACCTTAAAATCTTTG